CCATGGAGTGCTGTATTTATTTCATATTTAATGAGTGCTGGTGATGCTAATTTTCCAAAAAATGCTATGCATTATTATTATGTGACAGCTGCAATGAATGGTGTTAGAGGTTATGAAGCTTTTCCTATGTTTATTGGGTTAAAAATAAAAGCTGAAGTTGGTGATATATTTTGTAAAAAAAGAAGTGGTAAGACAAGTAGCCATTGTGATATGATTTATAAAGTTGCTAATAACACAGCTTATGTAATTGGTGGAAATATAAGCGATACAATATATTTAAAAGAAGTACAATTGAGTAATGGTTATATAGACGATTCAACTGATTTAAAGGGATATAAAATACTGGTTAAAAAAACAGATAATAAATATTACCAAAGTAGACAATTAACAAAAACAAATGTATATCCAGAAACAAACGGAAATGTTAACACTCAAACTGGTTGTCCAGCTGTTAGTAAAAATAAACCGTTTGTAAATGCTCAAAGTTTAAAATCTAGAATCGATAGTTTGTTTAATAATGGACCATGTGGTGCTGGTAGAGATTGTGCTGGTTCTTTAGATGGGTTAAAACAAGTTACAGAATTATATTCTAATGGTAAATTAACCAAAAAAGGTGTTATTGCAATGTCATTTGGAGTTACTGAAGGTTTTGGGTCATCACCTACAAGAAAAAATCCGGGGAACATAAGAAGTGGAAACGGTTACGCTGTTTATAGTACATGGAAAGAAGGGTGGGAAGCTTTTACTTATAAATATCTACAAAAATGGATTAATGGTGAGGTTACACCTACAGAGTCAGCAAAATACCCAAATTGTTATAAAGTTGAAACTAATAAAATTTTCCTAAATAGTAATATTGAGTATAAAGAAGAAAGTAATTATAATTATGTCAGATTAAAATCACCAACACTTAGACAATTTATTAATATTTATGCTCCTTGGGGCGATAACAATAACCCAAGTAACTATATTGCTGGCGTTGCTGCAACACTAAAAGATTATGGTTATGTTATAAATGTAGATGATTTAATGATTAATTGGGTTTAACTTGTTTGTTATTAAAATTATGGGTATCTTAGCTGAATGATTTTGGCAAATATTATATCAGAACATAAGGTTGATGCTCCAGAAGGGTTTAAAGTCTATTCTTCACCAGAAGGTGTTGATATGACTTTACCAACACTATTAGTTGGTTATGACTATGTATCCAAGAACTATGCAGAATATGATTTATTAAACACTTGTCTGAAAGAGAACCTTTACTGGACTCTTAAAAGAACTGAAAGACGTGACAAATACGAAGAAGATTTAGCTAACTTTATTTCAGTTGTTTATAAAAAACTAACAGATAAATTGGTTTATTTATTTGTAGACCCAATACAATATCGTGGAAAAACACTTAATAAAATTATTAGAAAACTATATTCATTAAATGAGTTGATAACATTTGAATATAATGATATGTTTTATTTATATGAAGACACATTTATTTTCGGTATTGATATGAAACTTCTAAGTTTCATGGGTTTAAATGTAAATAAAATAAAATCTAAAATAAAGTCTAGAAGCTTAATGTTTTTGGGGAATGAGAAGATACTTATAGAATATAAAAAGACAATTGAGGTCTTAAATAATCAGATTAGATTTATACCTTATTTATATTCTTTAATTAATGGAAAAAACAATACTTTTAGCGTCATTCATAAATCAAGCGAAAATTGATTGGTTTATTGGTTATCTTGATAAAAAATTTAAGATAACCAAAGAAAAGGTTTTTTGTTATAAAAACCTAGACGATGATGAAAAAAGTATTGTTACATTTAAACTCACCATTCCAAATGGTGAATTTATAGATTTAAGAAAAATTTTCCCAAGTGCTTTAACTATACACAAAAGAGGTAATGCACTATATACGTTAAACGCTTTAAATAAGGTAATTGAACAACAAGTAGGTGATTCAATAGGTAATATAGATTATAGGTCAATATCAATTAATTGGGATGAATATCAAAATAAGATGATATTGATAAATAATGGTGAACTAAGCATTCTTAATATAGAAAGGGTTTTTTAAATATTATTTGATATTTATATATAAAACAATTTTATTATGGAAAAAACTAATGATAAAAATAGAGAAAAAGAGTTAGCAAAAGCACTAGATGCTATGTTAAACAACGAAAACCAAAACTCTGATATTGATTGTAGTTCTGGTGTTTGTGTTATAAAAGGTGATAAAAGTCTTATTGAGAGAATTAATAAGAAAATAATCACTGAAGATGGAAGACAGTTATTATTCTAAATTATGAAGAAAAAATTAAATCCTGAATTACTGAAAGAAGAACTTAAGAAGTTTAAAATGTTATCTGAGTATGACTTCTATCAAGAAAAGAAAGAAGAACCAGAATATAAAGAACTTTTACTTGGTGATATAGAAGAAGCTGATGATACACCTAACGATTCAGAACCAGCTCAAGAACCAGCTAATAATGCTGAACCAGAAAATATGGATTCAGAAATTGACGGTATAGAAGGTGATTTAGGTGTTGATGGTGGAGAAGAAATGTCTGGTGATATTCCAGAACCAGAACCACAAGCTGAACCTATGCCAGAACCAGCTTCTGATGAAGTAGAAGTTGATGTGACTTCTTTGGTTAAAGGTTCTGAAGAAGCAAAAGATTCTGCTGATAAAGCTAGTAGAAACTCACAAATGCTTTTACAAAAATTATCTGATTTAGAGGCTAGAGTTTCTAGTATGGCCGCTATTTCTTCTAAAATAGAAGATTTAGAACAAGAACTTATCAAAAGAAACCCAACACCAGTTGAAAAACTAGAAATGAGAACATTGAATTCTGCACCTTTTAATCAAAAATTAACTGATTATTGGTCAGATAAAGAAGGTGCTTATGATGTTATGGGTGTAAATGATAAACCTAAAGAATATGTTTTAACAAAAGATGAAATTGATTCAAATTATAGTAATTCATCAATAATGAAAACCTTCAATCAACCTAATTACGAGGAAGAAGACATACAAGATTATAACGAAGAAAATATGTAAATAAAACCCCTTAATTGGGGTTTTTTTATTTTAATTTTAATCATTACTTGCACTATAAAACATTGTTTAGTATATTTGTATAAATGACTGAATATTAAGGTAAAATAAATCATTGAAAAAGATAATTTAGCTTGACTTTAAGGTATTATTTAGTATATTTGTATTAACGAAAAAAAGAAAAATAACAAACATAAATAAATAGAAAAATGAATAATGAGAAAAATGCGCTAACAGCTATGTTAGAACAGTATGAAGCTAATAACAAGCCGAAATACGAAAAAACAAGTGAATCAAATGTATATGATTTAAAGAACTATTTTAATACCTACATTAAAGAAGGGGTTAAATCAGCAACTAAAACAATTAGAATTTTACCTACAACAGATGGGTCAAGTCCTTTTGTTGAAATGCATGGGCATAAAATAAAAGTTGATGGGTCAAATAAAATTTTCCCATGTTTAAAACATGAAAAAGACGAGCCTTGTCCAATGTGTGAAACACGTGAGCTTTTATTAGCAAAAGCTGATAAATCGGATTCTGAATATAAGACAGATAAAGAATTGGCTAAAGCATTTAATGCTAGACTATATTACATAGTTAAAGTAATTGACCGTGAAAACGAAGAAGAAGGAGTTAAATTCTGGAGAATCCCTCACGATTATAGAAAAGAAGGTGTTTATGATAAAATTTTTGGTGTACTTAATGCCATTAAGAAAGATGTTACACATCCAGAAACTGGTCGTGATTTAGTTTTGACTATAAACAGAAATCAAAACAATTTCCCTATTGTTTCTGCTGTTGCATCATTAGACCCTTCACCATTATCTGAAGACAGCGAAAAAGCTGCTTTATGGCTGTCTGATGACAGAACTTGGAGTTCTGTATATGCTACAAGAAATTATGATTATTTAGAAATCGTAGTTAAGGGTGGTGTTCCAGCTTGGGATAAAGATAAGAATTGTTTTGTTGATAAAGAATCGTTAAAAGACGATGAAAGACAAAGCCAAGGAAAATTGGAGTCTGAATTAACAATGGGTATTGAAAACGTTAAAGCTGGATTACAAGCGGCTGTAACAAGTTCAGTTGCTGATACAGATATGGAAACGTCTGATGAGTCTGATGATTCTGATGATTTACCATTCTAAACATTAGTGTTTTAAAATATAAAAAATGGTGAGAAATCGCCATTTTTTATACAACAATAATTAATAGATAATTACTAATAAAAATGGCAAAAAAACCAAGTAAAAACCCACTAGAAAAAAAAGAATTTAATAATAAATCCTTAAAAGAATCATTAGGCTTAGGAGAACAAACGGTAAAAGATAAAGAATTATCTTGGATACCATTTAAAAAGGGATTTCACGATGCGGTTGGTCTACCCGGAGTTCCTCGTGGTTACACATCCCAATTCAGAGGGTTTTCGGATGTAGGTAAATCAACAAGTATTTATGAAACAATTGCTGGGGCTCAAAAATTAGGTGATTATATTGTTATATTTGATACCGAAGGTAGTTTTAATTGGGAACACGCTAAATTAGTGGGGTTCAAATTTAAAGAAATTGTAGACGAAGAAACTGGTGAAGTTTTGGATTATGAAGGTGATGATTTTCTTTACATGGGTGGTATTGATTTACTAAATATGTATGCTAATTTTGATTATAAAGCTGGTAAAATGTTATCAAAACCACTAAGGTTTATACCAGTAGTTGAAGATATTGCTAGAGCCATGAATGAGATTTTGGACAAGCAAAGTAGAGGTGAATTACAAAGAAATATAACTTTTGTGTGGGATTCAATAGGTTCTATTGGTTGTTACGAAGGTGCTGTTTCTAACACAAATAATAACCAATGGACTGCTGGTGCGTTAAAAAGAAATTTTGAAAGTATTCTTAATTTTAGGATACCAGCATCTAGAAGAGAAGATTTCCCGTTTATAAATACTTTTGTCACAGTACAAAAGATTTGGTTAAAACCAAACCAAGTTGGTCAACCAACTGTTATGCACAATGGTGGTGAAGGATTTAAATACGGGGTTCGTCTTATTTTCCATATGGGTGGTATGACAACTTCTTCAGCTAAAAAGCTTAAAGCAACAAATAGCGGTAAAGATTTTCAATTTGGTGTTACTACAGATATCAAGTGTATTAAGAACCATGTTAATGGAATTGAGATGATGGGGTCTATCAGTTCAACACCACATGGTTTTTTAAATCCAGAAGAAAAAAATCAATATGTTAAAGATAATAATGACTTTATAAATAGCAAATTAGGTACTAATTTTAGTGATTTTGATATTGAAGAAGATGATTTTGATTCTGATGCATACGAAAAAAATTAATAAGTGTTATTAACCACTTTAGATGAAATGAAGTGAAAAGAAGACCACCACGTAACGGTGAAAAAAAATTAAAATCACAGAATACTTTATTGGTTGACGGAAATGCCTTGTTTAAAAACGGGTTTTTCGGAGCAAAAAACGTATATAACATATATGGTAAACATATAGGTGGCGTACAATCATTTTTTACTATTCTAAGAATGGTATTAGTGGATGGATTATATCATAAAGTATACGTTTTTTGGGATGGAAATTTCAGCGGTAAATTAAGGTATGAAATATACAAAGACTACAAAATTGATAGGGGTAAAGACTATATAAACGGTACACACCCTATTGATGAATCTGAGTTGGAGCAAAGAAACGTTATTTGGGATTACCTTAATGAAATGTATGTTAGACAATTAAAAGATGAAGTTGTTGAAAGTGATGATTTTATAGCTTATTATTGTTTAAATAAAAAAGAAAACGAGAAAATAACAATAGTTTCTTCAGATAGAGATTTTTGTCAATTAATTAACGAAGATGTTAGAATTTATTTTCTAGATAAAAAAGTTTATGTTGACAACGCAAATTATTCTTCGTATTTTCACCACCACAAAGATAATTCAGTTTTATTAAAAACAATGGTTGGAGATAATAGTGATTCAATTAAAGGGATAAAGGGGTTAGGTGAAGATACTTTATTAAAATATTTTCCAGAAATTAAAGAACGTAAATTAACATTAAACGAAGTAATTAATAATGCTGAAATACAACAGAATTTAAGAATTGAAAATAAGAAAAAACCATTAAAGGTTTTAGATAATATAATCAATTCTGTTACAGATGGAATTCAAAAAGAAAAGATTTACCATATAAACGAACGATTGGTAGATTTATCAAAACCAATAATGACTAAAAGCGCAATCAGCGACTTAGAAGAACTAATTGAAGGAGACCTTAATTCATCAGGTAGAGACCTTAAAAACGTCCTTAAAATGATGAAAAGAGATGGCTTAGATAAGTCGATAGGTGAAAACAGGTCAACTGATTTTTTAATACCTTTTAAAAAATTAATAGAAAGAGAAAATAATTTTAATTAAAAACAAACAAAATTATGAAAACAAAAAAGATTGAAGAACAAGCTTATGAATTTATTTTTTACATTAATAACCATATTATTTGTCAAAGATATTTCGACATTCGTGATTTTAATAAATCACGTCTAGAAGCACACAACATGAAAGATTTGCTAGATACAATTACTGGAATGAATAATGGTAATTATGGTGAATTAGGGATAATACCTAATTTTTTGAAAGAAAAAACTTGTGATTATTTATGGGGTTATTACAACCCATACGAAGAACAATCAACGTATGAAACAAAAAATAATAACAAAATTGATAACTTTCAATTTGAAATAAAAGTGAATAAGGTAAGTGTCGGAAAATCAATATTTTCTGGAAACCCATTCCCACCAAAAGTTAGATATTCTGTTGATATTAAGGAGATTATACCTTCAATAATTTCTGAGATAAGAAATTATTTAAGTGAAAAGAATTATAAAAATGTTGGTGTTTAACCAATATTTTAATATTTATCATAACAAGATTTAAAGATTTAAAACATTAATGGGAAAAATAAACAAAGACACATTAGCTTATTTAGGTGACGACTATCAACTACGTTTTATAGCTCAAATATTAACAGATAGAAAATTTGCTCATTCTATTATTGATATTGTAGACCCTAACTATTTTGAAGACCCATATATAAGAGTAATTGCGGCAACAATAAAAGATGCAAAAATAAAAGATGATATTGTTCCAGATTTCGCATCTTTAGAAATTAGGTTAATAGAAGAAATCTCAGAAGAGTATCAAAGAGATTTCATGCTTAGACAATTAAGGAAAATAAAAGAAGCTAGTTTATATGATTCACTAAAGATTCAAGACATAGCTATGAAGTTTTGTAAGCAACAAGAATTAAAAAAATCGATTAAAGAAATTCAAAAAATAATAGATAAGGGTGATATTGAAGATTACGAAAAATGTGAAACGATACTTAAAAAAGCTTTAGAACATGGTGACAATAAAGACATCGGAATAGATGTTTTTCATGATATTAAATCTGTTTTGGAAGATGATTTCAGAAAACCAATAAGAACTGGTATTGAGGGTTTAGATGAAGTAATGGATGGTGGTTTATCGAAAACAGAATTGGGTGTTATTTTAGCACCTTTCGGAGTTGGTAAAACCACATTAATGACAAAAATAGGCAATACTGCTTTTAATGATGGTTATAATGTTTTGCAAATTTTCTTTGAGGATAACCCTAAAGTAATTCAAAGAAAACACATATCTTGTTGGTCTGGGATTGACTTAAATAGCTTATCGGTTCACAAGGAGCAACTAAGTAAAATGTGTGATGAAATGGAAGCTAACAAAAAAGCAAAATTAGTTGGTGACATTAGATTAGCTAAATTTTCTAGTGATGGAACTACAATACCTATAATAAGACAATATGTTAGGAAATTAATTTCCGAAGGGTTTAGACCAGACATTATTCTTTTGGATTATATCGATTGTGTACAACCATCTAGAAGATATGATGATGCTAACGTTGGTGAAGGTAGTGTAATGAGACAATTAGAAACGATGCTTTCTGAATTAGACATTGCTGGTTGGACAGCAGTACAAGGTAATAGAAGCTCAATAAATGCTAATGTAGTTGAGGCAGACCAAATGGGTGGTTCAATTAAAAAAGGTCAAATAGGTCACTTTATTCTTTCGATAGCCAAGACTTTAGACCAAAAAGAAGATGGTACGGCAACTATGGCAGTCCTTAAATCTCGTTTTGGTAAGTCTGGGATTATATGGGATAACATTAAATTTGATAATTCGTCAATACAAATTGATATGGGTGATAATACTGGCGGTAAAACGAATTCTGAACTTAAGAAAAGCTTTGATAAAGAAAAACAAAACAGAATAAATATGGTATATAATGCCAATAAACTTAGAAATCAATTACTTAACGATACAAATACAATAGAAAACGAATTAACAAATTAATTAAAATGATTGAACCAATATTAAAACAAAATCCAGACCGTTTCGTAATATTTCCAATAGAACACCAAGATTTATGGGATTATTATGAACTTGTTAAAGATGCAATGTGGACAGAAAAAGAAGTAGATTTATCAAAAGATATTGAACATTGGAATCACAAATTAAATGATAATGAAAGATTTTTCATAAAAAATGTATTAGCCTTTTTTGCCGCATCTGATGGTATTGTTAACGAAAATTTAGCTGAAAATTTCTTGAAAGAAGTACAATATACTGAAGCTAAATTTTTCTATGGTTTTCAAATAATGATGGAGAATATACATAGTCACATGTACTCATTGTTAATAGACACTTATATAAAAGATACCAAAGAAAGAAACAATTGTTTTAAAGCTATTGAATATATGCCACCTGTGGCTAAAAAAGCTGAATGGGCGTTGAAATGGATTGAATCCCCTTCTTTTGCTGAAAGACTTGTCGCATTTGCGGCTGTTGAAGGAATATTTTTTAGTGGTTCTTTTTGTAGTATA